TCCGAAGAGAACACTAGATTATGGAATACTGGTGTTGATAGTGATAAAGAAATTGCAAGAAAGAGAAAAAGAAAGTTATCTTATTACTCTAACATTCTTGTGGTGTCTGACCCTAAACATCCTGAAAACGAAGGTAAAGTTTTCTTGTTTAAGTTTGGTAAAAAAATCTTTGATAAGATTACTGAAGCAATGCAACCAGCTTTTGAAGATGAGAAGCCAATTAACCCATTTGATTTTTGGAAAGGTGCAAACTTTAAACTGAAAATCAGAAAAGTAGATGGTTATTGGAATTATGATAAGTCCGAATTTGAGGGCGTATCGCAAATTAAAGATAGTGATGAAGCTATTAAAGCGATATGGGAAAAACAACACCCTCTAAAACCATTCGTAGATACTAGTAACTTTAAGACCTATGACGAACTCAAAGAGAAACTGAATAGGGTACTTACTGGTTCACGAATTACGGAGACCGTAGATAATGTTGACCTCCCACCACAAACATCTACAACTTCCGTGAACATGCCCGAAGTAAATGAATCTAAGCCTGCTAGTGATGATGATGATACATTGTCATATTTTAGTAAATTAGCAGACGAAGATTAATCCTTTCTCTCTCTTTACTCGGCATTTGACCCTTAGCGAGAAATCGCTAAGGGTTTCTTTATAAATAGTGGTATGGCAATTGATATATTTAATCCACTTAAAGACATCCAAGGTAATCAGTTAAAGACTGCTAATTGGTATAAAAATGCTGTATCTCTAATTACAGACAAATCTTCACCATCTCAATTGATGAGAGATGGCAAGTTACTAGGAAGACCTAGTGCTGGTCGTATGAGCATGTTCTTTTATGACCCTAAAACAAAAGCAAAATTACCATATTACGACACATTTCCATTAGTTTTACCATTAGAGCCTTTTAGAGGCGGTTTTCTAGGTTTAAATTTTCACTATCTACCATATGGTGCAAGATTTAAATTACTACAGGATATACAAAAATATGCCAGTAATGATAAATTTAACAAATCAACACGAATTCAAGCTGATTATAGCTCGCTAAAAGGTAATAAATACTTAAAACCAACAATTAAGAAATATTTGTATAGACAAGTGAGAAGTAGTTTTTTAAAGATAGATGTTGACGAAATGGCTTTAGCGTGTTATTTACCAGTTGCACAATTTAAAGGTAAATCACTAGGTAGCGTTTTTGCAGCTGCAAGGAGAGTAATCTAATGGCAATATTAAGAGGCGGTAGACGAATAGGTAACTTTGATTTAAGAGTAGGTTTACCTAGAGATAGGTCTTTAGATAATGTAAATGCAGATGAAAGATTAAGAAGAAAACCTGGTGGTAATAGAGAATCTACTATTAATAGATTTATGGCTGAACTTGGCCAAGGTGAAGGTGTAGGTAGACCATCAAGATTTTTAGTAGTCGTACATTTACCAAAAAGAATATTGTCAGAAGCAGAATTATTAGCAAGTGAATTTGGTGGTGGTAATGCTGGTACTATGAATGATTTAGAAAGTTTAAACATGATGAGAAATGTTGGTATGATGTGTAATAAAGTTACCATGCCAAATAGAGATGTAAATACAGCACCTCACCTCATATATGGACCAAGAAGAGAAATGCCATACGCATACTCATATTCAGGTCAAGTACAAATGACATATTACGGTGATAAATTTAATAGACAAAGATTATTTTTTGAAAATTGGCAAAAGAAAATTATGGATATCAAAACACATGATTTAAATTACTATAAAGATTATGTGGGTACAGTAGATATTATGCAACTTGGAGCATTTTCAAGTCAGCAAGATAGAGATAGAGTTACATATGCAGTAAGATTAAATGAGGTGTATGTTCAGACCGTAGGTTCTTATGAATTAGGTTATGAATTAACAGACCAACCTATGAATATACCAGTAACATTAAATTTTAGAACTTGGCATAATTTGACCATAGACCAAGTTGATGGTGCTACTGTTGGTCAAAAATTTGGTGATGTGCCTACAGTTAAGGCAGCTAAAGACTTTGGTTTATTTGGTGGTATACTAAATAGATTACCTCCTGAAATCAGGAGAGTTGGTCGTGATGTACTTCAAACGACAAAAAGAAATCTACCTATTGGTAGAGTTACAGGTGGAAGAGTATTTCCACCATTTTTATAATTAACAAGGAGATAATATTATGGCGTTGCCTATATTAGAAACAGCGAGATACGAATTGACATTACCTTCAGTTGACAAAAAGATTTCATATAGACCTTTTCTTGTCAAAGAAGAAAAGATGTTGATGATGGCTCTCGAATCTGGTGAGAACAAACAAATCACTAGTGCATTAAAGGACATTGTAGATGTATGTACATTTGGTTCTGTTAATGTTGAAGCGTTACCAACATTTGACATTGAATATATTTTTTTAAATATTCGTGCTAAGTCAGTTGGTGAAATAGCAAAATTAAAAATAAAATGTCCTGATGATAAAGAAACATATGCTAATGTTGAAATAGATTTATCAAAGGTTGAGGTTCAAGTAGATGAAAAACATTCAAATGAAATTCAAGTGAATGATAAAATTAAATTTGTAATGAAATATCCTACACTTGATACTTTTGACCCTAACATGGACGCTGGTAATATGAAGACTGAGCAATTATTTGATGTAATTGCAAATACGATTTATGAAATCTATGACGGTGAGACCGTGCATAAGTCTTCAGATTATACAAAAGAAGAGTTGTTAAAGTTTATTGAATCGTTAACTAGTGCTGACTTTGCTAAAATACAATCATTTTATCAAACAATGCCTAGATTATCACATGAGATAGAAGTTACTAATCCTAAAACAAATAAGGTTAGTAAAGTTATGTTGAGTGGGCTAAATAGTTTTTTTCAATCGCCCTCTCCCATGACAACCTAGAAAATCATTTCCAGGTAAACTTTGCTCTTATGCAACATCATAAATATTCTTTGACAGAATTAGAGAATATGGTACCTTGGGAGAGGGAAATATATGTCAACCTTCTTGTTCAACATATTAAAGATGAACAAGAAAAAATGAGAGAGAGAAAAAAATGATAGAAGAAGCTAAAAAATCTGTTGTTGATAAAATTAAATGGGTTTGGTGGTTTTTAAAAGAAGAATTACCACAATTCCTATCAAACTGGAGAACCGTGCCAAGACTTATGATGGTACTATATGGTCTAGTATTTTATGAAACTATGACCTGGTTCATGGCATTAGAAGCTCCTAATAACGCACAGGCAGGTTTTGTATCTGTAGTTGTTGGTGCTGGCGCTGCCTGGTTTGGTTTATATGTTAACGGCAAATCAAGTAAAATTCAACCAAAATAGTAGAGAAAAATGGCAGAGAAAACAATCATAGTAGAGAACGATTTAGACCCAGCAAATGGCGAACCTGTAATTGAACAAACATTTAATTCGACTCAAGGTGATGTTCAGGCAGGTATTGAATTTATATACCACATGAGAGAACATTTAGTTGATGTTGGTATAGCAACAATATATCTATTTGTTTGTTATGGCATTTATCTAACAATGAAGAAATATATAAAGTAAAATGGCAGAGAATACAGGTAAAACAAAAGGTTCAATGATGGCGGCCATATCGGCCGGTCAATCAGCAGTAGGTTCAGTATTGACAGGAGGTGCTGGAGGTGCCGGTGGTCAAATGTCATTACCTGGTTTTGAAAACTTACAAAGTGTTAATGAAAGTATTTTAGAAACTAATAAACAAAACGCTCAAAATACAAGTCAATTTGTTGATATCTTAAAAAAGATGTTTCAATTTGATAAAGACCAATTTGCTAGAAACAGAGACCAATCTGCTGAATTAAGAAAAGAAGGTAGAGAAGGTTCTGCTAGGGACATGGATAGTCCTATAAAGAAAGATGAACTTACTGGTGGATTAGGTGCATTAGGTTTAGGTGCTATAGCCGCTTTAGCTTTATTTGCTAAAGAAATGGGTATGAATACAGACATACTCAAATTACCACAACAATTAAAATCAATTAAGGGAATGGCTACCTTTGCAAAAGGCATAGGTAATCTTGCTACATTAGGTTTAGGTGGTAAATTAGCAGATGATGTAAAAGACGCATTGAAGGCTACTAGATTAAATCCTAAAGTAATAGGTCAACAACTAGATTTATTTGATGACGCAGTAAAAACTAGAAACACCAGTATATTTAAAACTATTAGTGATACATATGGAAAAACAATTGATAATATTGCTGACACATTTAGAAATATCAAAAATTCTATAACAAATAATAAAGTAGTTTCAACAATAACAAAAACTTTTGACGAGGCATTAAAATCATTACAGGCAACATTCAGACCTATAACAGCAATCTTTGTTGGTAAAGGTGGTTTATTTAATTCAGCAGATGGACCATTAGCAAAAATATTTGCCAAGTTAGGTACATTTGGTAAAGCAGTAAGTAAACTATTCTTACCTTTGACTATCATTCTCGGTATATTTGATGGTGTAGCAGGTTTTATGAAAGAGTATGAAGACACAGGTTCTATTGTAGATGGTATTAGAGGTGCAGTTGTTGGTATTGTAGATGGATTTATTGGTAGTTTTGTAAGATTAATAACAGATTTAATTGGCATGGCATTATCATTTTTAGGTTTAGATAATCTAGGTACATTTATTTCCGATATGGGAGAAAAATTAACAGGTAGTTTTAGTGATGTTGTTGGTGGCCTAGTTGATTTTATAATGGGTATATTTACATTTGATGGTGAGAGAATATGGAAAGGTGTTAAAGGTGTAACAGGTGGTGTCGCAACATTCTTCCTAGATTTAGTTACTTTGCCGTTAAACATGGCAGTAAACTTCTTAAAAGATATATTTAATTTTGGTGACCCCGACAAACCATTTAACTTAATTGACTTCTTATTAGGACCAGAGGGTATTGTACAATCAACTTGGAACTGGTTTAAAAGTCTATTCACATTTGACTTTTCATCTATAAAACAAAAGTTATTTGATATGGGAGCAATATTTAAAGGTTTAGCTGCAGGTGGAATAGCGGCTGCTAAGGCAGTATTACCTGGTGGTGAAAGTCCAGGCGAGGCATTTAGAAGAGTTTTTGAATCTTATACAAAAGGTAATGAAGTTGACCCAGAGCCTAAAGAACCTGATTTAAAAGAGATAGAAAAAGTTACTACGCAAGATGTTGCTGGTAATGTTGCAGAGGTAGTTTATAAGACAAATACAATTACCAATGCTGGTGATATGACTGATACTGGTACAACTACTGTGGATGCTTCAACTAAATCAAATCAAAACATTTCATCTACAACACAAAATAATTATTCAGGTCCTATGTTAGTAGGAGTTGACTCATATCATAATTTTTCATCAAATTATGGTAACTTTGATGACCCTACAATTAAAATACCAGGTTAATATTGGCCTAATTCTTTTTCTGTAATTATTTTAAACTTCATACCATTATCACTACAATAAATTTGAGCGGCTTGCCATTTTGCTTTGTTCTTGATATATTCATAACTTTCACGCATGAATGTCCTTGACTTCTTTTTGCCTGGTTTTGGTTTACCAACTTGGCGTGATGGTTTTATTTCAATCATAAACTTATCTTGATTAGAAGTCTTGATAACAAAGTCTGGAAAGTATCTATGGTATTTCTTGTCTAGTGGATTGTAGTAACGAACTGGTAACTCTTCACTTGCCCATGCTGTAACATCTGGATTTAAGTCGCAATAACGCATAAATCTCCTTTCTAAAAGAGACCTATATACTATTTGATTAGCGTTACCTATGTACTTTTTAGGGTTGGTGGGTTTATATAATCCTTTATAACTCTTTCTCATATCATACCTATTTCTTATATAAATATTACTAATAAAGGTATTTATCAATGTTAAAAAAACTACAAGGCCATATCGGAAACTTAGCAACTGGTTTTCTAGGCAATATTCTAAACACAGCAATGACTAATGCTCAATCTAGTGCTATGGATAGTGGTAAGATGGCTAGTCAATTAAGAAGTAAATCGCCATTTGAGATACCAGACGCACCAAATGAATATGTTAATAGAAACCCATTGTCATTTAATTATGTACAATATCCGTTAGATTTAGGTAATGAAGAGTTAGGTCATTATATATTATTTAAAAGTGGTTACCACGATTTTCAAGAAGAAGTACAAAGTTTTATAAAAAAGGTAGATGATACTGCCGGTGATAATTTATCAGGCATATCTAATCCTAAATTTAGAGCAGCAGCATTGAACTCTAATAATAGAGGTAAAATTACATCAAAAATACCAGCAAAATCAAGATTAAATTCAGCAGTTGCATTATATTTACCTGCTAATGTACAAACATCATATAAACAATCTTATGAACAAGACGAAGGTGGTTTATCTGCTGACATAGAAGCAGGTGTAAAAAGTGTTATGGCTGCCGATAGTGCAGGCGATAAATTAAAAGCAACAATAGATGGTATGATAGGACCAGGTGCTAAAAGAGCAAAACAGGCTCTTGGTGAATTTGCTAGTGTGGCAGGTTTAGGTGACCCATTTAGATTAGGTATGAAGAGAGCTGGTCTTGCTATGAATCCTAGAAATGAACAATTTTATAATACGCCAGAGATGAGAAATTTTACATTTACATTTGATTTTTGGCCTAGGGATCCTGATGAGGCAAAGGCAGTAAATGATATCATACAAATATTTAAATACAACTCAGCACCAGGTTTAAATTTCAATGGTTCTATTTTTACAATACCAAATTATTTTGAGATACAATATATGAGAGCGGGAGAAGAAAATCCTAATTTGCACAAATTTGCTAGTTTATATTGTACAGGTGTTGATATTAATTATGCACCAGATGGACAACCATCATTTTTAAAAGATGGACAACCTGTACATACACAAATGACCGTTAGTTTTGTAGAAGACCATATCTTAACTAAAGGCGATATTTTACAAGGATTGTAATGAAATATTTTAGTCAGTTTCCATTAATAAATTATGATATAACAGGTTTACAATCTAATTATAAGGCTGTTGTTAACATATGGCGAAGAGTAAAAGTAAGAAGTAAAATTATAAATCAGATTGCTAATTACGATAGATATGATGTACAAGAAGGTGAATCACCTGAAATAGTGTCATACAAAGTATATGGTGACACAGATTTATTTTGGATTGTGTGTTTAATGAATGATGTACAAAATAGATATTATGATTGGCCATTACCAGAGTTTACATTTCAACAATTTGTAGCAGATAAGTACGATAATCCAGATGGCATACACCATTATGAGATTACACAAAAGAGTGGCAAACAAAGTGGTGATGGACCTAGTGATTACTCACACAAATTAGAAGTAAATAGTACAGAACCAGGCGCAGTATCAGTTTCTAATATTCAATATGAAAGAAGAATACAAGATGATAAAAGACAAATTAAATTATTGCCACCTAATTTTGTAAATGCTTTTGTAGATGAATTTAGAAATTTAATTAATAGTTAGTGATATGATATGGGATATAAAGACAGAAATACATTAGACAAGGTCGGACAATATTCATTAGAAAACCTTGAGATAATTTCCTATAGACAAGATAAAGAAGAATCAGCACCTAAAGTAATTGACATAAACGCCATTACTCTTAACTTTGAAATAAAAGAAGATATACTTACCAACACAATGGTAGGTTCTATAATTGTTTTAGACTCGCAAGATATTAGGACAATTTTACCATTAACAGGTTTAGAAAAGATATCATTTAGATATTCTACACCAGGTTTTGATGGTTATGATTGTACAGAGGCCTCTGGTAATCCTATGCAGATATACAAGGTTGATAATGTACGATTAGAAGAAAAGGCCGGCAGACAACAATATTATCAAATATTTTTTACAAGTGAAGAGTTATATAATAACGCATTATCAAAAGTAAGTCAAGCATTTGCTGGTCCTACAGAGGACGCAGTTGATAAAATATTAAGGTCAAGATTATATTTAAATTCTAAAAAACCATTATTCTTTGAAGGCAGTAAATCAAATGCCAAATATGTAATACCAAATTTACCACCATTTTCAGCAATTAATATGTTGGCTAGAAACACACAATCGGCCAAATATAATAATGCAGGTTATCTATTCTATGAAAACAGATTAGGTTTTCATTATAGAAGTATTGAATCAATGTTAGGTATGGGTGGTAGTGCAGTTAGGTCACCAATATGGGAGTTTCAAACGCAGATTGTACCTATTAAAGACACACAGGTGCCTAGTGTAAAAGATATTAAGAGAAGAATGTCCACCGTTATAAATTACGAACATAAAAATACAATTGATACATTAAAAAATATACAATCAGGTTTATTTGCAAGTAAATTATTGGTACATGACGCATTTAATAAAACATTAACAACACATGATTTTAATTATAAAGAAGAATTTGCCAAATCATATCATACAGCAGATGAAAAAGGTGGTGCTAATATGTTAATACCTGATACACCATGGAGTGATACAGGCAAGGCATTGTACGAGCATTCTAATAGTAGATTAATGACAGCTAAGGGAACAAGTAAGACACACAATAATTACGAATTTCCTAAGATTTCAGAAACATTACAGCTCAGATTATCGCAGATGGCCAGTTTACAAACAATGAATTTAACATTAAGAGTATATGGTAATACACAGGTTAAGGCAGGTGATATAATTAAGTTTAGAAACCCTATGATTCGACCAGTTGGCCAAGGTAAAGATAATGAAGAAAATCCATATAATAGTGGCAGATATCTAGTGATGGCCGTTAAACATACAGTTAATAGAGAATCAGACCAGTCTAGTACAATCATCAGGTGTTTCAAGGATTGCGTTTCCACGCCATATCCGAGTGAACCAGACGCATTAATTGTAGGTAAAGAAGATAAGTCTAAAGGGGATATAAACAACGAGATTGAGATTAGTACATAGAGAAGCTTAGAGAATCCGTCGAGTCCGGCGCTTCCGAAGGCTGGCCATGTAAGAGGCCTATGTAAGTATAATAAATATGAAGAATAAGAGAGGTGACCGTTTAATGTATATGAACAACTTTGAGATAGCCAATTGGCCACATATAGTTAGAAAAGGAAAGAGTATGTTAGGAAGAGCGTATCTAATAGCAGTAGAGATGGTAAACAGAAAATCTCCTCAGCACCGTAAAGGTAGTCTTGAAAACCACTACGAGGTGGCCAAAGAGAAACGATTATCAGAGAGATATATCAGAGGTAGTCTAAAGCAACTTCAAACGGCGCTTCAGGTGTGCTGGCGCAGTCTAAAAGATAAGGTACGCAACAAAATAGAACTAAAAAGCAAAGTACCACAATATTTAAGTGGTTTGCGTAAGAAAAAAAGAAATGGCAAATAAATGCGTATGGCTAGCGTATTAAAAGGCGACATATATCGGAAAAAAATGAGAGAACATGAGTAATTTTTTAGGTAAATCAGGTTTCATTTGGTTCAACGGCGTAGTTGAAGACAGGCAAGACCCACAGAAACTTGGCCGTTTGCGAGTGCGTTGCGTGGGTATTCATACGCAAGATAAGGCCTTATTACCTACGGCGGACTTACCGTGGTCGCAAGTTATTCACCCCGTTACAAGTGCCGGCATTTCAGGTCTTGGCCATTCTCCTAGTTTTATTGTGGAAGGTGCATGGGTTTTTGGTTACTTCCGTGATGGTGAATCTTGTCAAGAGCCAATGGTAATCGGTACTTTACCTGGCAAGCCGAGTGAATTGGCCGATACTACAAAAGGTTTTTATGACCCTACTGGTATATACCCGAAATATAAAGATGAGGTGGATACTAATAGACTGGCCGTTAATGATAGTGCAAATCCACATTTAGGTTTAGAGTTGCGTAAGGCAATGAGAAAGACAGGTGTACCAACGGCCGACTTTGACCTTATCACACAAACCAACCATGTGGCAAGCGAAATAGTCGCAAGTGATTCGGACACCTGGTCACAACCTACAATACCATATGCGGCCGTTTATCCATATAATCATGTATATGAAAGCGAATCAGGCCATATTATGGAGTATGATGATTCGCTAGACAATGAACGAATCTTCCAGTCGCATAGAACAGGAACATCCTACGAGATTGACAAAGATGGTAACCGAGTTGATATTATTAAAGGTGACCATTATAACATATTAGGTGGTAAAAGGCAAGAAGTAATTGAAGGAAACGCAGATGTTACAATAGACGGCCGCCATAAGATTTATATTAACAAAAGTGGTACAACCAATAACCATTATGATATACAGGTGGGCCCCAATGCCTCGGTTAATATACAAGTAGATAAAGGGGACATTAATCTGGTTACCAAACAAGGTAAACTAAACCAAAATATAGGTGGCGATTACAACTTGCGTGTAGGTGGCAATATGAATGTTGCAGTAGATGGCAAGTACCAAGAAGATATTACAAAGACCAAAACATCAAATACCAAAGAGGCCGTTTTACATACAGGCCAATCATTCAAAGTATTGGCTAATAGAATAGACTTGAACGAGTAAAAACCACCAGAGAAAAGCGCTATAAAAAACGAATCAAAAAGTTTAAACTATAAATGCAATAACAACCATTAGAAATATCCTGGAGGATAAAATCGTGTTTCCAAAGTTGAAAGCCAGATTAAAGAAAATTGCAACTACAGATAATCTAATAGACTTGTCGGTTGATGTTCTCTTATTAGTATATGATGTATTGTCTAGTCCTATTCTTATCATAGTTCGTTTTGGTAGATACTTCTTTAAAAAGTTTGTGTCTAAATACTTAAAGGCCACCATAAAGTGGTTTGTACATAACATATTAAGGATTAAATAATGGCAGATAAAACATTTTGGATTGTATTTGGTTGTGGTGTTCTCACAGGCCTATTTCTATTCTCTATTACATACTCTTTCCTATTCATAACGGCCAATCTCTAAATCTTACTTTTTATACATAGTCATGTTGAAGCTTCAGGAAAGCTCCTAGTACCTACCTAAAAAACATCTTAAAAATTTCCGGAACCACCGGACTCGTCGGAAAGATTCAGAGATAAACTGATATGTAGTTAAAGGGTGAGGGACGGCGAGTTTGTTTTTTATGCCTAAATAGTCGTATGTATGAATTAGATAAGTTTACAAAAGTATTAGATGAATTAAAAGATGATGGTCGTTATAGAGTTTTTAATGACATATTAAGAACGGCAGGTAATTTTCCAGAGGCCATCTGGTATAGTAAGTATTCAATTAAAAAGATTGTTAACTGGTGTGCTAATGATTATCTTGGTATGGGTCAACATTCTTATGTAATTGATTCAATGAAGACGGCATTAGAAACGGCAGGTGCAGGCGCAGGTGGTACTCGTAATATATCTGGTACTACACATTATCATGTTGCATTAGAATTAGAGTTAGCAAGATTACATAAAAAAGAAAGTGCATTATTATTTACAAGTGCCTATAATGCAAATCAAACGACATTAGAAACTATACCAAAAGTATTAGGTGATGTTTTATATATTTCAGATGAGATGAATCATTCTTCTATTATTCAAGGTATTCGCCATAGTAAGGCACGAAAAGAAATATGGAAACATAACGACTTAAAAGATTTAGAAGGTATCTTAATGTCAAATACAGGCACAAAGATAGTTGTATTTGAATCTGTTTATAGTATGGACGGTGATATAGCACCAGTAAAAGAAATTGTAGAGTTATGTAAAAAGTATAATGCAATAAGTTATATTGATGAAGTACACGCAGTTGGTATGTATGGCGAAAATGGTGCCGGTATTTGTGAAAGAGATAATATAGATGTTGATATTATAAATGGTACTCTTGCAAAGGCCTATGGTGTCCAAGGTGGTTATATTGCAGGTAAAAAAGATTTCATAGACGCAATACGAAGTTTAGCAAGTGCGTTTATATTTACAACAAGTTTATCACCAGTTATTTGTGCTGGTGCATTAACAAGTATTAAGTATGTAAAAGACCATCCAGAGTTAAGAGAAAAACTACACGAAAGGTCAAAGACAACAAAAAAGATTTTAAAAGACCATAATATAAATGTTATGGATAACGATTCACATATTGTACCTGTTATGATAGGTGACGCTAAGAAATGTAAAGCAGTATCAGATGAATTACTTTATAAGTTTGGTATCTATGTACAACCAATAAATTATCCTACCGTGCCAGTAGGAACAGAAAGGTTAAGATTTACACCAACACCTTATCATACAGACGCTCACATATATGATATGGTATTAAAAGTTAAATCGGCAATAAGGAGATGTGGTAAGAAGAAATGACAACGCAAGAAGAATTAGATTGGATGATAGTTGACGGTGCAGATGGTTTAGAAATTTTATGGTTTTTAATTTGTAATGAACCATTTTTTTGGGTATTAGGTGCTATTGGTTTAGGAGCATTGACATTAAGTTGGTGGTGTGATACATATTTTAAGGACGCCAAATATAGCAATGATGAGCATTTAAGATGATACAATTAACAGACAACGCTTTATTACATTTAAGAAGTTTAATAAAAGAACATGATAAAAAATATGTTCGTTTACAAGTCAAAGGTGGTGGTTGTGCCGGCTTTGAATATGAATGGTCGTTTTCAGATGAAGAAACTAGAAACGATATGATAGTAGATAATATATTATTAATAGATAGAATTAATGAATTGTATCTTACAGGTATGGAATTAGATTATAAAAAAGAAATATGGGGTAGTAACTTTGAATTTAAAAACCCTATGGCAAAATCATCATGTGGATGTGGAACAAGTTTTTCAGTTTAACAACTTTTGTTGTTAGTACACTATTATTAAATTTCTTTACTATGTTGTTTGTTGTTGCAACAATGGCTACAATATGGGATAAAAAGATTGTTGGTGTAACTGCTTTAGATGAATTCTTTTATTGTATACCTTTATCGGCATTTTTAGTTTGGCGTATGATGAGAAAATTTTAGTTGGTGCGACCAGACGGACTCGAACCGACAAGCCGAAGCGACAGATTTTAAGTCTGTTGTGTTTACCATTTTCACCATGGTCGCTACACAACTAAATTGGCCTGCTCGGCAGGACTCGAACCTGCGACCTATTGCTTAGAAGGCAATTGCTCTAATCCAACTGAGCTACGAGCAGTTTGATTAAAATTTAATATCTATGATAAATTGCGAAAGTATCGGCACCATTCATATGACAAAATGATTGAGGTCTAATATAGTGCATTACTTTACCAGTTTTATATTGAGTCTTTAAACCTGACTTACCTCTATATCTGTATCTAATATTCATTGCTTTTTTATTAGCAGATACTTCTTTAAAGTATGACAAGTATTTGATTGGTATGCCAGAGGCAATGCAAGTGCCTTTGTAAGTAAATGGGTCAATCATGTGTTTTGATATAAGAGGGTTAACAACTCTTTCAAAAACTTTTTTTCTTCTATTCATAGTGTATCCTTATTTTAAGTAAAGAGGACCAGTCCATTGAATATGGTAGTTACCATCAAGAACATTACCTCTAGGTGAATTTAAAGCAGGTGCATTGTAACCAGCGGCTTTCAATATATCACCTTTTTTAAAGTGTTTAAAATC